GGCTACTTGCCTGGCGGCCACACTGCTAATGTTGTAATGGCGGGTAGTATTACTCCTGCTACAGGCAATGCCACTTGGGATATAGGCAACAGCGTATTGACACTGGGCAATGCCACTAGTTATTTGGTAACAGCAGATGTACAATTTACACCCAACACCATTCAGTATCAACTGCCTGCGACATTTTATCTAGTCAATGCCAATACTAACACTGTGGTTAACTCGACCACTACACCAGTAGGCACACCATTTACCACAACGATAAATAATTCTGGTAACGCTAATGTCTATTTGAAATTACAAGTAGCACAGTCTGGAGAAAAAAAGCAGTTTGAATATCCATCTGCCATTGGCCAAGCTACGCTAACTGTTGTACAGACTAACTAGGAAACAATATGAAAAAGAATCCAGAATCTTATAATCAAACAGGTAAGTCACTAGACTTTAATGTTAACCAAGCTCAAGGTCCAAGAATGGGCAATACAGGTACACCATCCAAGCGTGCTAAATTTGTTGAAGAAAAATCCGGTGAATTCCGCACTGCTCTAGCAGATGAAGTAATGCGTGCCCTTGAAGCAAGAAGTCCAGGTGGATATAGAGATCCGCGTGTAGAACCATTAGATGCCAACCGTGGTCCAAAAATCAATCCCACAGCGAATGGTGCTAAATTACCCAGCAAATATCGTCGACCAATCAGTCGCGGTTAATCAGCAATAACCCCTTAGGGGGTAGTAGTAAAGTATAGAAAAGGCCAAGCAATGACAAAGAAAACAACAATCGAAGCATCTGACGACATTTGGCAGGATACACCGCCAGAATTAGCAGCCAAACCGCAAGCCCCCGTGGCAAAAACTCAATCAGCAGATTTTGATATGGAAGGTCTAATGACAGACTTTCCCACAGCCAGAGACTTGGAGAGATTTGTCTACGACGAAACAGGCGTGGTATTAAATCTCAAAGGCCGTGCTAACAAATTAAAATATCAAATAGCCATGCAGGTATTAAATGGTGACGCAGTAGATGACAAATTTTTGGGTGGTGAAAATCCCTATGTGGAAAAAGCCGAATTAATACCCACAGAAGACTTGGCACCTGTTCCCGAAAGAGACAGAGAATTACCCCCATTGGATCAAATACAAAACAGTTTTGTCAGCAGACATATACCACATCCAGATCCTGAAATGCGTGCCGTAGACAAAAAAGTTGACACTATATTCCGCAAGTACAAAAATGGCATGATTAGCTATGAAGTACTGGGACCATTAGAAACTCGTCCACACGGTGAAAAGATGGATAAGTTTGGTAGACTGCGTCCTGAAATAATCAAGTGGGTCAATCCTCGTACTGGTGAGCAATTGGTAGTACGCCGTGACGGCACACTAACAGCACAGGGTCGTAATCTTCGTGCGCTGATGCAGAAGATGCGTGTTAACAATACCAACTACTGGGACACTTGGGTAGACCGTGAATTTGGCGCACTGGACAATGGACAGTTGCGTAATCCGTGGGACTTGGGATCAGATGAATGACACCAGAAGCTGCTAGACAGATAGAAGACACACGCATCCTGGGCAAGATTAATCTTGCTCATCGTGAAGCTTTTAAAATCAAATGGCCTGGACAAGTTGAACATATACTTAGACTAACTGCTGAAAGACTTCAGCAGGGTCTTGCCAAGTCAGCTGCTGAACCTTTGACTAATCAAGAAGTCTATGAACTTAGCCAAGCACTTTATTCTGTGTATCAAATACATAGGATGATTCAAGATGCTGGATAGCCAAGTGTTAATGCGTAGAGCACTACGCTGGGTTTTAGAACAACACAACTTAAAGCCTGAAAGCATTAGGCATTTGGATGCCACTACTAGACAGCAGTTTCAAGAATATGCCATTGCCATAGCCGATGACATGCGATACAACAGTCTTAAATACTTTAGACCATTTGAACATCAGCGAAGGTTTTTTGCCACACATGCTAGTCCGCGTCGTGGTATACTGGCTGCCAATCGAATTGGTAAAACTGTCAGTACCTGCTATGAAACAGCCATGCACTTGACAGGCATTTATCCTGAAGATTGGCAGGGCTATCGTTTTAACCACCCTATCACTGCTATGGTGGCAGGTGAGGGTTGGCAACAGGTAGCTATGGTGTTGCAAAATGAACTATTGGGCTGTCAAGATGTTAAAATTCGTGAGAATCTTGGAACAGGTGCTATACCTCGCAACTGTATTCATTTTGATACTATGCGTAGTGATGGTGCTAACTGCGTGGGTGTAGAAATACGGCATATATCGGGTGGCAAAAGCTATCTCTTGTTTGCCAACTACACACAGGAAGTAAGACAAATGCAGGGATTCAAATTGAATCTAGCTGTGTTTGATGAACAGCCACCTGATGACTTCTTCAGTGAAATAGTCACTCGTACTGCCACAACACAGGGACAGGTCTTGTGTAGCTTTACCCCTCTCAAAGGTCTTAATGGTCTAGTCAGCAAATTTTGGAATCGAGAAGAGGGCTATGACTTTGTGCGTGTGGCTTGGGAGGATGTGCCGGAATATGACCCTTGGCAGGAACCATTCTTACTAATGGAAACTAGACGCCAATTGGAACGAGACTATTTGCCACACGAACGAGAAGCTCGTATAGCTGGTAAACCGGTAATGGGTCAGGGTGCGGTGTTTCAAATTAAAAGTTGGCCGACTTATGTTTCTGGTTCAATTAATTTCAGAGAACAGCCCAACATACAGCGTGTTATCAGTTTGGACTTGGGCTTGGTTAATGATCGTACTGTTATCAGTTTGATGTACTGGGATCCCTATGAAAAAACAGCTTGGCTGCATAGACAAATCTGTGTGGGTGGTACAGAAGAAGCCAATCCCTTAAACTATATCAATCATCTTTTAAGACCCGAAGTATTTGGCTGTCCCATAGTTTTGCCCGCTGATGCCAACACACAGGGAAGATATACCATGTCAAGTCAAAGTCTTCGTGATTTGTTTGAAGAATATGAATTAAATGTACACCCCAAAGCCATTATGAATCCCCCCGACAATCAGGGTCGTGTTACCAATCACAAAAGCTATGGCGTTAATGTCATGCGACAGATGTTGGAAATGTCTAGTCTGTTGGTTAATGAAAACTGTACTGACTTTCTGCGCGAAGCACAAAACTACTATGTAGATCCGCAGGGCAGATTTTCAGACCCCGATGACTGTATAGATTCAGCTAGATATGGCCTGCTGGCCTGTTTACAGGGCATAGCCGAACCCTGGGACAATCGCACCAGCAGAGAGCGTATGTTAAGCTATAGAAATCAAATTCGCGATCGTAATGACAGAAGTCGCAAACCCGCATGGAAACAAAGCTATGATCCAGGTGGTTAAACTGTTTGTGCTAAATACAATACTAAGGAATCCGCCATGCTTAACATAAAAATGAAAGCTTTAAACAGCTTAAATACTTCAAATCCCATGCTCAATCGATTTGTAGCACTCAAGGGCCAGTTGGATACCAAAACAGCCAGTTATCTTAGATATTTAGGAACTAAAAATGCGGTCAATCGTGCTAGTGATTATCATTATCTCTGTTTGGCCGTTAATGATAGTACTGCTCCTGTCAATGGTATTGATTATATTCACCCAGTAGTTAAGCCCTGTGTTGACTATGTTACAGCAGTGATTAATAAGGGTCTAGCACCCAATGGCGAAATCAACTTTGAATTTGTGCCAGACAATGATCGAGATGACGCTGCTGCTCGTCAGGCCACTGACATGGTCAGCCGTGTTATAAATGAATACAATGATCCACACTTTATTCTACAGCGTTGGATTATGGATGCCAACATGCACAAAAATGGCATGTTGATGGTATTGCCACAGCGTGAGCATGTGGTGAGATATGTTGAAACAGAAGGCACACGGGATCAATTAAAAGCATTTGAACAGCAGGCCGAAGACAGTGGCCTAACTCCTCTGCGCCAAAGTCGTCGTAAAAAGCGTGTGGACATTGAACAGGTAATTAAAGAAACACAACAGTTTGTACAGAATTTGCCCCGACAACAGCACGAAGAAAACATCAATCGACTGGTAGAAAATGCCGACAGTCATAGACAAAACCCCGACGCAGACCAAGAAGAACCTGACTTGGTAGAAGTGCGTGATGGTGAGGATGAAATCTCTGCCAGCATAGCTAGAAACACCATTTACTCTTGTCGTTACAAGTTGACTGGACACAGTTTAAATATCAAATTTCGCAACATAGCACAGCACTACTGGATTTGTGACCCCACAGTACAGGAAATGCGTGATCAAGTATTCTGTGGATTTTATGATCCAATGAGCATACAAGAAGCCACACATCTTTACCCACACTTACAAGCACACATGGAAGAGTTCCGTGAATTTGCCGAGTACAATATGAATGGTGCTTACCAAGCTGGTTCGGTATTAAACAATCTAGCAATACACGCTAGAGACAGCGTGCCAGTTATGGGTATTCCAGTTGAATCGGGAGTTGGTGCTGATCCTGACAGTAGACTAATTACCGTACTGACAGTTTGGGACAAGTATGACATAGATGGTGATGGTGAATTGGAAATGATTGAAATAGTCTATTCCGGACAGTTTATTATACATGCCAGAGAAGTAGAATTTATTCCTGTGGCCAACATGTGTCCAAAACCTTTACCTGGTAATTTTTATGGTATGAGCATCGCAGAAAGCGTAGTGCCTATGCAGGAGTATATGACATCTGCTAGTCGTGCGGAAATCATGTTGGGTTTACAAACTGCCACACCACGCATTGGTGCCAAACCTGACAAGTTGGATTTTGAAATGCTACAGGATGGTGAAGCAGCTATATTTGTTTTAGACACCAAGTTTGATCCTGCTACTGACATCTACGCACTGCCCATGCCCAGTGGCAATTTACAATTTGTAGACGATGCTATGGCGCGTATGCAACAGGATGTTATGGCTATTATTGGTATGACACAGCCACAGGATGTGTTTAATCCCGAAGTAATGGCAGCAGGCAATTCCGGACAAAAATTAGCCATGGCTCTAAGTCCCAATCAAATCATACAAGACAATGCTGTGCGTAATGCCGCTGATGGCTTGAAAGAAATGATATGGCTAGTATGGCGTACACTGATACAGTATGGTGATGACTATGGAGTTAAAAAACTAGCACAACTTTATCACCCTGAAGGCAAGCCAGAATTTATGGATTTTCTCAGTTGGGATGACATGAATTTCTGCGATCGTCGGCTAATGCATGTTGAATTGGCACTGGGCATGCAGAGTGAAGAAAACAGACTACAGAGACAGGCCCTAATTACACAGTGTCAAACACAGTTATACACACAGGTTTCACAGTTAGTACAAGCTGGCACACTGACCAAACAGTTTTATGACAAAATCAAAAAACCCTTTGCTGACACACTTTATGTACTGGGTATTAAAAATGCCGATACATACTTGCCAACAGATGAGGAAGTCATGACAATGATCACACAAGGACAAGCGGCCAATCAACAGCGTGGACCTAATCCACAGGATCAAGCACTGCAAGCACAAGCTGACGCACTAGCCGCACAAAAAACCAATTATCTAGCCAGTGCCAAATTAAGTGATGCTCGTGCACAGCAGATAGCCGCACAGGTAGCAGGTCAAGATGCCAAGAGTCAATTAGACTTTATGAGTATGGCCATGTCAGAACCCAAGGTCTACTAATGTTATCAAAAGACGCTATAGACGCTTTCAATACTAGACTAACTATAAATATAGGTAGTATTAAAACTATGACGCCTGGTCAATTGGATCAGGTTAAAGCCACAGGGTCAGAAGCAGAAGCCCTGTTAAAAAACAAACAGTTGGCTTTATTTGTACATACAACCAAATTTGAATTGTTAGATGAAATAGCCAGTATACAAGCTCATACTGCCGATGACAATTTAAAAAGAATAGCTCTAGCCAATAAGTTGGCTGGATTAGACAGTTTCATAACCACACTGCGTAGGGCAGTACATATGAAAGACCTTGCGGTAAAGCGCCAAAACGCTCCCGTAAATAACCCCGATGAGGATAATATAAATGGAAACTAATACAGCACCTAACACTGACATCAGTGCGGCCTCTGTAACAACACAAGCAGTACCATCTTTGGATTCAATTGTCAGCAAAATGACCGCAATGAAAGAAATGACCTTGCGTAATCAAATGCGTCAATCCGAAGACACTGCGCCAGGCGAAGATGTAGTGGCAAAAGAAACATCAACTCCTGTGGCACCAGATGAGCCTAGAATCACATCAGCCGAAGAAGCAAATATTGACAGCATAGATAACGACGAGACCCCAGAACCAGATGAGTCTGAAGAGGTAAGTCCCGAAGAAACATCTAATAGTACAGCAGATGATTTGATTGATTTTATCGAATTCGCAGAAACTAATCCGAACGCCAAGTTCAAGTTTATGAAGAATGGTAAAGAAGTCGTAATCGACGCTAAAAAAGCAGCCAGTATATTGGGTCAAGGTGGTGCGATACACGAAGAAGCAAGACAGTTAAAGATCGAACGAGCCGAATTTGATGAATACTTACGCGAACAAAAAGTTCAACAGGAAGGTTTATCATTGGCCATGGAATTTACGATTCAGCCGCAGATACGAAAAGCCTATGATGAAATCATAAAAACACAAGGTTATCAAAACACTTTCCAACAGCAATTGGCAAGAACTACCAATCCCAGTGAACAAGCTAGGATTCGTGCCAGTATGCAACAAAACGAAAGATATATCCAAAGTCAATCGCAGTTGGTAAATCAATTGAAACCTAACCTTGATGAATTTAGAGCTATTCGTAGTCAACAGGTAGCACAAACACTTGAAAATAATCGTCGCCAGTTTCAGGACAAAGAATTGCGTAATGAATTCTTGTACAACGAACTGCGTGACAAATTAAGCAAGTCTTGGGTTAATGCGACAAGTGAATTAGTTCCTGGTATAAAAAATATTGACCTAATCTCTTCAGATGAAACCATCTTGGGTTTAATCAGAGACGGTATCAAATTTAGAGACAGGCCCCGAGCACAGGCAGCTGGATCAAACTTAAATCAGTTTACCGGCCGTAAAAGCAGTATGCCCACTAGCCGAGGTCAAGAAGATCAAATTGTCAAACTCCGTGAACAAGCCAAGGGCGGTGATAAAAAAGCCGCAGACAACTTATTAGTAGCTCAATTACAAAAAATAAGAGCTAATCGTAAGTAATGTTGTAAGCCTAGATAAATTCTAAAGGAGAATAAAATGGCAGAAATAACAACAAGTCAAATTGGTAACGGTACTACTGCGTATGGCGCTGACATCGTTGTCAAGGACTTAGATTTAGATGTATCCAATCGTGTTAAAGACGATACACCAGTATTGAACATGTGTATGACTAAAAAGCGTAAGGTTAACTCAACTTTGCCTTTATGGACTAACGATATCTATCGTAATCCACAAGTTCAAGCTTGGACAGAAGGTGCTCCAGTAAGCACTACCAATGCCGAATCAAATCAGCGTTATAACCTAGCTAACTACACACAAATCTTCACAACTACCATCGCAGCTTCAGGTACAGCTCGTGCGGTTATGCAGTCTGGTGGAGATCCACAAGCTTATCAAGAAGTCAAGCAATTGATTGAATTGATGTTTGATGTGGAAGAGCAGTTAGTTCGTAATGACCAAATCGGTACACAGTATGGTGGACAAACAGGTTCAGCAGAAGGTATTACTGGTAACAGTCAAACAGGTCGTCGTATGGGATCACTCAGCAGTTTTGCTGGTACACAGAGTTTTAACACAGCCAGTGGCAATGCTAGTACAATTACAACTTATACTAATAATGCTACAACTGACAGTGCTACAGGCAATGTGGGTAATTTAGTAATTCAAGCTAATGGAACACAATTCTATACAGCTAGTGACTTTACTAACCAAGCTTTCAGCCCAATCACTTACAAACAGTTAGTGACAGTAGCAGAACAGCGTTACAATGCTAAGATCCGTACTATGGTAGCTCCAGTAAGTTTGAGAACTAGTATCTCTGACAATATTGGCACTAGCCAAACCAGTATCAATCGTCGTAATGTTGAGCGTGGCGACACGATTCAAACTTACGAAGGTGATTTCAATTATACATATGAAATCTTTGACAGCTGGATTATGGACCAAGCAGGCGTTAGCAACAGTATCTACTTCCTAAACGAAGATGTGTTGCAATGGGGTAGTTTGCGTGATTTAGGACCTAACAATGAAGTTTTTAGCAATGCCGACGCATCGCTAGATCAATTTATTTTAGAAGGTACATTAATCGTGCGTAACCCAGCTGGTGTAGGTATGTTGAATCAGATTAGTGCTGGTTCTACAAGTATTCCAACTTCAGCACGACCAAGCAGCTTAGTAAGCCGTGTAAACAGCGGAGCAGGCAGCACTTATTAATCTCAATGATTAATAGCGAGAAAAGCACCTTAGGGTGCTTTTCTTACCTGTGCACACAAGTTATAATCAATACGGATAAATACTAGCATGAGTCAAGACAAATTAACAAATGATGAAATATCAAAAAACCTAGAATACCTACGCCAAGATGCCGGCGGTATGGTGACCGCACATAATGGTGTAGCTGATCGATTGCTTCAAAACGACAAGTTATATCACAGTATGAAGGGTGACTGGCGCAGAACCGACTGGAATGGTTCAAAAAATATCAAAATTACCACTGGTAGACAGGATGGTAAGTTTTTTATTACTCGTGAACAGTTCAACACACTGGGAGCAAAACTTCGTGCCAAAGCCTATAGAGAAGCAGCTGAACAGGGCATTCCTGATCCCCTAGCACCCTTAATGCCAGATGGCACACTAGCTTGGAAATGGATGGAATTGCCGGATGTTATAGCTATTAGAATATCAGACCAATACTTTGGTGGTATGCCATGGGCCGCAATCAAACACGACAGAACACTCAAAGCACAATTTTACCGTGTGGTACAGCAGGAATACGCAGAATACATCTGCTATCCAGGTGGACGACTACCAATACCAATCGATGTGCCCTATCCAGCAAAACAGGGTACTACCAAATTTTTTAAGGGACTATAAAACATGTTTGTAATACCTGACGCCGATACACTAGTAACTTATCTCTTGGATTTTACTGGCAGCAACAACGAAGACGAAATCAAACAGTGTATATTTCAAGCTGAATTGGTCATGCGTAACATTGAAATACCTGCTACTAGAACCAATCCCTACACTACCTTTGGTACTGTGGGCAACAATCAATTGATGCCTATACCACAGGATATGAATAAGCCGATATTGTTTTTTAATCAAGGCAACAATGGCACACAGTCGTCATCAGGACCTTGGATCGTGTATGATCGTATTGGTGACAGAGATATTATTACACAGGCTTTGATAGCAGATTTATATCTACAGCCGGTTAATAGTCCCATGGTCATTAGAGGTAAATTCAGTGAAGTTGGTGACAACTACATGTTCTTGCCCTATCTCAGCAGTGGTGCTGTGCTTAATCTCTATTACTATCGTGCGTGGAATTTACTGTTTACCCCAGCTACACAAACTACATTACTCAGCACAACAGGCAATGTAGACAGTTATTCAGGT